CAACAAATCATTCGGGTACTTTTGATTGACACCAGTGGTGGATACTTTACTGCGAGGTACGACCCAGTGTACGCAAAAACTTTAACTGTCAACAAAGGTGTAGACAACGTTTTGTTGTTTGAATTTATCAACCAAGACCAAAAACCTGTGAACATCACAGGCAGCACGTTCCGCTTTAGACTGCTGAACCAAACTGGTGATGAATTATTGATCGAAAAAGACATGACTGTACTTAGTGCCAGTCTGGGCCGAGTCAAAGTTGTGCTGGACACAGCAGATACCATCAACATTCTGGCACAACCAGGTAGTTACAGCATTGAGCGTACACAAGGAAACTATGTGCAAGCCGCATTCACAGATGACAATGCAGGGGCAAGAGCCGACTGCAACATTGTAGATTCAGTATTGCCACAGTTCATAGCCAGTCAACCTGTGACCATACCCACAATAAATGGCAAAAATTCGTGGCCACAACCCGGGCCAAGTTCCTACCCAGACTGGGCATTGAATCCACAACCAATATCACGCAACTATTTGACAGAATACTACTCAAGTTACATCAACACCACAGGTGCCAGTTTGACCACAATCAAGTATGACTTGGAACACTATACTGGCACCCTCAAAGTGCAGGCCGCCCAGGACTACGAATCTGTTTGGGTAGATGTCACAGAAAGCCGTGAATACTTTGACGAGTCTGGAACTTTTTACATCAATGTAGTGGGATTCCACCCGCTGTTGCGCCTGGCCATCAACAACAGCCAAGGTTATGGTGCCAGTGCAACTGCCACAGTGGTAGATGGAGTGGTCACAGGTATTGCAGTGAACAATGCCGGCATGGGATACATGGCAGCACCATATGTTCAAATATTAGGCAACGGTGCCGGTGCCACTGCTGTTGCTGCTCCATTTGTTGGCCCAAGTGGCATTGGACAAATCACTGTGACAAATGGTGGATCAGGGTATTTGCCACTGAACTTTGGCGGTACCGAAGCACAAGCAGTCACAGTGTTGATCACAACCGGCTACGTTACCAATATCTTTTATCGTTAAGCATTGTATTTGCGTGACAAATCTGTTACAATCAACAGATGCTTGATATCCTTGCTTACCTGCCTGCAAAAAAGAAACAGACCCCTAGTGGTTGGTTGAGTTTCAATGCAGTATGCTGTCAGCATAATGGAAGCACACAGGATCGAAGAGGACGTGGCGGACTCAAAGCAACTGAGCAAGGTTGGAGTTATCACTGTTTCAATTGCAGTTACACAGCCAGTTTCATATTAGGTCGTACTGTAAGTTACAAGGCTCGAAAGTTATTGGGCTGGATGAATGTTCCCGAAGTAGAAATAGAGATGTTAAATCTTGAAAGTCTGCGGCATCGAAGCGTTCATGGCATCTTAGAAGATCGACAACAGATGTGGAACACACTGAGTGGTGTGTCATTTGAAGAACGAGATTTGCCACCGTTTGCTGAACTGTTAACACCCGAACACAAATTCTATTGGGACTATGTGCGTGGTAGACATGTACCAGAAGACTTTCCGGTCATGGTGCAGATACAAAACGACGGCATCCATTGGACAAGATTACATGTGGTAATACCATTCACACACGACAACAAGATTGTGGGATACACCTGTAGATTTTTAGATGACCGGCAACCCAAGTTTATCAGCGACAGTCAACCTGGCTATGTGTTTGGCACAGACTTACAACCCGCAGATTGGCAACATGTCATAGTCACAGAAGGCATCTTTGATGCACTCAGTATAGGTGGTGTGGCAGTGATGCACAACACTGTCAATGATGCACAAGCGAGACTGATACGCAGTTTAGACAAACAGATAACAGTGGTACCGGATCAAGATAAGGCAGGCGTTGAATTAATTGACCGTGCAGTGGAACTGGGCTGGGCTGTAAGCATACCTGACTGGCCCGAAGGTTGCAAAGACGTCAACGATGCAGTGATAAAGTTGGGCCGATTAGGTGCCTTGCTAACTATAATGCAAGCAAGAGAAACCAGTAGAATCAAGATAGAACTAAGGAAGAAAGCACTTGTTAAAAGAATACGGACTTGACGTTCAACGATTATTTTTAGAAATGATGTTGGAAGATGCACAAAGTTATGTGCGTGTGCAGAACATCTACAACCCGCAGAACTTTGACAAGAGTCTGCGAGCTGCGGCTGAGTTTATAAAAGAACATTCAGACAAACACAAAACACTGCCAGACCGTACACAGATCTCAGCCACCACAGGCATCAAACTGCAAGCAGTACCTGATCTAAACGAAGGTCATTTTGATTGGTTCATGGGCGAGTTTGAGCAGTTCACCAAGCGTCAGGAACTGGAACGTGCTATTTTAAAAGCAGCAGACATGCTGGAAAAAGGCGACTTTGAACCTGTGGAGAAACTGATCAAGGACGCAGTACAAATATCTCTAACTCGGGACATGGGCACAGATTACTTTGCAGACCCAGCGGCTCGTATCAACAAATATTTCAACTCAGGCGGACAGGTTTCAACAGGTTGGCCACAACTGGATAGATTGTTGTATGGTGGATTCAGTCGTGGCGAACTAAACATCTTTGCCGGAGGCTCGGGCTCGGGCAAGAGTCTTGTGATGATGAACATTGCACTGAACTGGTTGCAGCAGGGTTTGAGTGGTGTGTACATCACACTGGAACTGAGCGAAGAACTCACAAGTTTGCGAACAGATGCTATGTTGACCAATATGAGCACCAAAGACATTCGCAAAGACATTGATACCACAGAACTCAAAGTCAAGTTAGTAGCAAAAAAGTCTGGCAACTATCAAGTCAAAGGCTTGCCAGCACAAAGCAACATCAACGACATACGTGCATATTTGAAAGAGTATCAAATACAAACAGGCAAGCGTGTGGACTTTGTGATGATTGATTACTTGGACTTGTTGATGCCTGTGAGTGCAAAAGTTTCACCCAACGACTTGTTTGTAAAAGACAAATATGTGAGTGAAGAACTGCGTAACCTGGCCAAAGAGCTGGGTATCCTGATGGTAACTGCTTCGCAGTTGAACCGAAGTGCTGTGGAAGAGATTGAATTCGATCACAGTCACATTAGTGGCGGTATCTCAAAGATCAACACAGCAGACAACGTGTTTGGTATCTTTACAAGCCGTGCTATGAAAGAGCGTGGCAAGTATCAGATACAGTGTATGAAGTCTCGAAGCTCGACCGGCGTTGGTCAAAAAATTGATTTGGAGTACAACATTGAAACAATGCGCATTACTGACGAAGGCGGAGAAGATGGAGATCACTTTTCCAAGAAACCATCCACATCAATCATGGACTCGATCAAGGCCCGCAGTCAAGTTACCCCGGCTGCTGACAGTGCGGATACCCCACCATGGTCGTCGACCCCTGGTGTAGACACAGCCAAAGTGTCGGGCGATGTGCAAAGTGCCAAACTCAAACAACTGCTGGGCAAGATCAAAACTGGTTAAGCCGCAGTGATCACAGCAGTCCAGGTGGTGGTGCCATTGGTATTGACATACATGCGATCGTTTGTGGTGCTACCATCAGTGCGTAGATACAACGATCCTTTGGCAGCACTCAAGGTAGGCGCACCAGATCCAAAGAACACGCCAAGATTGGCAGTACTTGACAACTTGTAACCAGCACCTGTGGTGCCACCTGCCGGAATAGCAGTGCCTGATAGTATGGTAGCATTGCCCACAGCAGATAGCACAGCACTTGACAACACATTGCCACCGGTGACGTTGCCACTTAAACTTGCAGTGGTACCAGTGTGAGTGATAGCATTGACGTTGGCACCGCCTAATACATTGCCACCAGTGATATTGCCAGTAACTGAAACCAGTCCTCCAGTTAGTATATTTCCACCAGTGATGTTGGCTGCACTGGTTATAGTAGATGTTGCAGAAATTAATCCACCAGTTAAAATATTACCGCCAGTGACGTTGGCTGTGGCACTCATTATACCTGAGGATTTTAAATTGCCTGCTTGTATGTTTGCAGTTGTGGTGATATTTGCTGTGAGATTGATTGCACTAACAACGTTACCGCTGAGACTTAACCCTGCAACATTCAAATTGCCACCCGTGATGTTGCCTGTGGCACTGACTACACCAGCAGTATTGATATTACCACCAGTGACGTTGGCAGTAGCACTGACAAAACCTGATGTAAGCAAATTGCCAACAGTGGTATTACCTGCAAAGGTGTTACCAGTTGCTACGATGCTACCAACAATATTGCCGCTGACATACAAATTACCACCAATGCCAACGCCGCCGCTGACAATCAATGCCCCAGATCCACTACTACTACTCACTGTAGTACTGGTAATGGTCACAGGATTTGTATAGTAACTTAGCGGACGATTCAAATCAAACAAAGTAATAGTAGTACCAGCACTAGTGGTAACAAATCCAAATTCAAATGTGCCAGCGGCTGCAAATGTAATCACATTGCCCGAGTATCCTTGTACACCTGTTGTTCCTACACTTACTGCGGCAGGCAATGTCAATGTGAGGCCAGCAGTGCCTACTATAATTTGTACACGCAACATGCCCACAGATCCCGAGGCTGGAAAGTTGGTAAAACTCAAACTAACATTACCAGCCATGGCAATGGTTTGATAATGCCCAGCACTGTAGTCAATAGCAATAGCGCCCGAAGTAGCCGCAAGTGCTACCTGTGTGGCTGAAAAATCTTGTATTTTGGCAGCATAGATAAGATTGTCTGCCATGTTGTTGTCCAAGGTGGTGCCAGTCAGTGCAGCTTTGAACACACCTTTTGACTGCAGGTCATCAATTTCGTCCTCTGCGTATTGGAAATTGGTTTTGATATTGGTAAAATTATCGCGCATGCCCTGCGTGTTGTTGCTGACACCTGCAACGGGATATTCGCCGTCTATGTTGTTGGGGTTGATCTGACTGGTCATACTGGTTCCTTGTATTAGATATTTATTGCAACAGTGTTTCCGCTAAATAATCCAAAGGCCCTTGAGCAAATGCAAAAGAAAACTAAAAGCATATTAGAAGAACTGGACAGTTTG